AAACAAGATGGCACTTGATTCCCTGTTTTACCGTTTCACGATCAGGCATTGTGCATCCACCTTTCACCGTTCCAATGGTAGTTTTGTCTGTATGGGTTGTGTTCACAGGAAACGCAGGGTTCCCCGTGCCAGTTGATACCGGATGAAGCACGTTCACATTTCCGGTTGCAATACTCCGCGCAGCGGGGACAGGAATTAAACCCGACTGTGATAACCCGGTTGATTTCCGCCCCGCAAAACTTGCAAATCTTCTGGATGGGAAGATCACCGAACATCTGCACCCGCTTCTTTCAAAAACGTTTCAAGGTCGAAGGCATCAAATTCTTCTTTGGTGTTTGGAAGGGAAGTAAGATCGATTTTCTTCCATTTCACATGTCCGTCAATCATGAACGGATATTCAAAGCCCACGACAAGCTTTGCATAATTTTCCCCCTGTTTTTGAAACATGGGAAATACACCAAAACCTTTATCTATGCTTTCGTCGTAAAAAAGAAATAGAAGACCATACGTCGGATTGGAAGGAAAGCAGAATATTCCGGGTTTGGGTTTATACATGTCGGCAAAGCTGACACCACGACCAAAGCCAATGTATTTAATTTGCGCCATGTTTACACCCCCACAATCTTGCTTGCAATCATGTCCGCCGTATGCGTCCACAGCACATTTTGATACTGTTCAACGGCCTTTGAATAATCGTTCATTTCGGCGGAATAGAACGCGCCCATGTGGTATCGGATACACATGATCTCCTCAAAGGTCAGGGGAACAAACTGCGCAAGGTAGATGATGGACTTTTCCCCATGGCCCTTGATGGGGGTATTCTCGTTGTATTCATAATGGGATTGATAGCCCACCGGGACATCCGTTCCCATCATGATTTCACCGGGGCAATCCACGACTTCGGTGTATTGGTCAATCTTGCACAGATCATGAAACCATCCCACAATCAGCGGGGATTCCGGGCGCATCCACAGAAGATTGTTCCGTTCGGTCAATTCCTGAAGGGACAGGGCAACCGCCTTGGAGTGATCGTATAACCCGCCTTCATGCGCCCCGTGGTACTTCGTGGAAGCAGGGGCGGAAAAGAACCCGTGATCCGCCAGCCAATCCATGAACGGGGTGTTTTCCCGGATCATGCCGGGAATGTGCTTGAAAAACTCATTCATCCGCTGGACTTCCGTCATTTTCACAATCTCCCTTCCTGAATCCGCGCCGCCTTGCGCCTTGCCATGGATTCGTTCACTTTTTTAACGCATGCCGCGCAATAGGCCCGGCCTTCAATTTCCACCGGTTTGCCGCACATCACACACAGGTCATTCAACCGCCGCGCAATGTACCGTTTTTTCTCAGACCGCTTGTGGGTCTCAAAGCAGCTTGGGCAATAGGTCTTGCCCTCGATCACCGGTCGGTGTTCCTTGCACGCCGGGCACAGTCCGGCATCCAGCCACTTTCGCCGGAAGCGCCTGAACACTTCGTTGTTCCGTTTTGTCATCGCCTTCACCTCCGTTTGATGTTTCGGGGCGGATTATCTGAAACACCGCCCTGTCTTTGAATCCTTGATTTCAATGCGCGCCAGAAGCTCAAAGCCCGCTTCATGGATGATGAACTTGAGCACCTTGATGAGAAAGTTGACCTTGTGTTCCAGCTCCGCATCCTTTTCCGCCATCGGCTCAAGGGCCTGAAACGCCGTGGGATCAGCGCAGCCGGAAGGGTTATGGAAAGGCAGTTGGTTCATGTGCGTCCCCGCCTTTCTTCGTGTTCCCGCTTGCCCTCATAATACTTGCGCCAGGCGTACCGATCAAAGCCCCAGACAATTGCTCCGCCCAGCGCCATAAAGAACAGCGCCCACCAAATGGAAATCATGTGGTTCATCCTTTCATTCGGGTACATTCCCAAAGTTCATAATTGCGCTTATGCAGCATTTGCCAGGCCATTGAAAGCCCCTCACATATGCCGCATTGACGGTGGATTTCATCGCGCAGCACTTCCTTTTGAATGCTTTCCAGCAAATCCCGTTCATCAAATTGATCGTATCGTTCCCGCATGCCTTCAAGCTTCGCATAAGCTTCTTCCTTCATCTGTTCAACCTGTTTAAGGTTGTGTTCAACTTCGGGCATCACTGCCGCGGCCAGTGTCCGACACCTTGCGCGATCCTGAACGACGGGATGATCCGCCGGATTGAGTTCCGGATGGTAGTGCATGATATAAGTTACAGCGTCCGAATTGAGTTTGAAGGGGATGCTGGACAGGGCGACAAAGCCAAGGCCGTTCAGGTCTTTCCGTCCCTCATAGGGAACGGCATGAAGAAATTCATAATATTTTCCGTCCTTCATATCAATCACCGCCCGTGATCAATTCGGAATAGGGCAATTTCTCAATCCGGGCGCACAGTTCCCGCCATTCATCCAGCTTGTGCGCCTTCCGCGCATGGTAGATATGGCGCAGCACCTCATAATTCAGTTGAACCGTTCGCCGCTGGTTGTAGGAGGATGGGAGGAGCTGGATCATGTTCCACCACGACTGCTTATCCTTGTGGCCGCTTTCGTTGAACCGGTCGCGGTTCAGGTTCAGCGTGATAATGATGTGTTCGAGGACGACTTCCGCCGTGCCGAACAGGTGCTCGTGGGAAAAATCGTCAATGGTGAATTCCTTTTCGTGAATCCTGTGCATGGTGGAACAGGAATTGGCGACCGTGCCCACCTTGTAGGTGTCGTATTCCTTCCACCAATACAGGGGGGCGGTTATATCCATGGTGACATTGATGTAACGCATGAACTTGCGATGATCTGAACCCGCTGCCACAAGGCGCTTCATCAGATCCAGATCCTTTTGTCCGATTCCAGCCCCGTTGACGGAATCGGACTGCGCCCAACTGTTCATGGGGTTGCGCATGCCGCGGATGGCCGCTTCCCACCCGGAAACGTGAACCTGTTCAATTTTGATCATCTTCCGGAATCCCCCTTCTCTTCAGCTCGCGCCGCAAATACCACAGCGCCTTCTTCAGATCCTCCGCCGGGTTGCCCTTGTGGTCCGCGCGGGCAACGTATTTGACGACATTGCCCAGGTTGAAATTCAGGCGCCAATCCTCGATCACGTCAATCACTTCGATCTTTCCCGCGTTGTAATGGGAAGGATGGTTGATGGCGCTGCCTTCCTTGTTCAGGATCATTGTTTACACCCCTTTCAATACATCCATGTACATTCTTGATCCCGTGGCTTCCACCTGATTGTTATACTTGCCATTATAGGGATGCTTCACTTCCCCGGTTTCAAAGAACACAAGCTGTCCAATGGGATAGCCAGGTATCAAACGAATAGGGTTAGGGGAATCGTTGATCAGTTCCAGTGTGATGTGTCCGTGAAAACCGGGATCAACAAACCCTGCGTTTTGAATGGTCAGGCCAATCCGGCCAATGGATGAACGCCCCTGAACAAACGCCGAAAGATGGTTGTTCAGGTTCAGACGTTCAAGGGTTGTCCCCAGCACGAATTGACCGGGATGTATCGTGAAGAAATCCCCGGAAGCCACTTCATAACGGTTGTATTCAACCGCTTCCCCCAGCCTGATAAACTGCCCTTCACGGGGAACAAGAAAAGTGTTCCCCAGGCGAATATTCAGGCTTGCCGGGTTGGTCAGTTGTTCAAGGTTTTCACCCTGAACAACACCCCGATTGACAATGCCGGAAATCGCAACATCTCCCAGAATCATATGGTTTCCTTTCTTGCGAATACACGCACGGTCTTTTTGCCCAGCCGCTTCACCACAATTTCAAAGTTCAACAGCTTATTTACCGCCTTTGAAAATTCGATCTTCGACATGGGCTTTAAATTGTTGGCAAGGCAGAATTCCGAATAGCGCTCATACACCTCGCCCGTGGGCGCGTTTTCGATGAAGTATTCATCTTCCGCGCATTCCCGGACAAAGGCCAGCACGGGATTATTGGATTCCTCATATTCATCCAATTCCTTTTGCACCTTGTCCGAATGGGTAAATTCACGGGCTTCCAGAACCCGCCGCAAGCCTTCAACCCCCAACCGAATCAGATATTCAATAGCTTCCTGTGTGCGCAGCTGATCCCCGATGAAAGGCACGAAATCCGGGTCTGATTGGGTGAATTTGGCGTTGAACGGGATGATGATCAGGCGCCGCTTGATGGCTTCCCAATCGCGCCCCTTGCCCATGCGGGGAATGTTGTTGGCGCTGAAGAACAGCTTCACAAAGGGTTCAAACTCAAACACGGGTTGCCCTTTGTGTTCGGCTTCGATGGTCTCGCCGGTGACGATCTTTTTGAAAATGCTCGTGTCCACCACGAATTCATCCGAAATATCGTCACCGATGTTGGCCAGCTTGCCGAACAGCAGCACCGTCGAAAAGCGGTCACCGAGCTTTTTCAGGTCGAGGGATGAAACATTGTCTTTCCCAAGCATGAACTTCAGCATATTCAGGAAGGTTGATTTTCCGTTGGAACCGCTGCCTGTGAGAATGAAAGCCTTGCCAAGTTCGTTGCGCCTGAACAGGCAATAACCCGTTGCTTCTTCCAAAAGCGCCCGGATTGCCACATCATTACAGGCGATTTTGTTCAGGGTTTTATCCGTCAATTCATCATAGGCGTTGGGGTTGTAATCCCATTCAATGCGGTTCGTGATGATATGATCCGGGGAACAGGGGGAAAAGCTGTT